GAAAATAGTCCAGGAGTTTCCTTTGATAATTTTATTAAATTTTCTAACTGTTTAATTTGGTCTTTCTTACTTAATCTTATTAAACCACCAGAACCTGCTGGAATTCCTTTAATTTTAGTTGCTAAGTCAGCCGCCTGAGTTCTAACTGCTTTTCCTTTTGACGCACCTTTAAACAATTGTATCCATTCTAATAAAGTATTTTTAAACCCTTTAAGAACTCCTCCTGGCATCGCATTAATAAGTTGTTCTAATTTCGGTGCCAATTTACCCATTTGTGTTGTAAACCATCCAATTAATCCTCCTGAAGCGGATAATTTAGCCAATTCCGTACCCGCTTCGACAGATTTTCCAGCCTTAGATAATTTCATTACTTGGTTCAGCGCCTTTGCTGAAGGTTTACCCGCCTTCAAAGCATACATTACAGGTTTAGCAACAACATCACCAGCATATGGAATAGCGCCAACAAAAGATAAAAATCCAAAAAGATATTCACCCTGAGTTAAGTAAATAACCCCATTCAATGTATCCGCAATACCTGTTGGGTCTAACCAACCAACTACATCTAAAACAGTATTATACCAAGCCTCATTAAGTTGATTACTTTTAACTTTCTTAATAACCTCGTTCAACTGTTTTTCTTTATTTGGGTGAAGAACCTTAAGATACTCTAAAACAAATAGTTTTTGAGTTTTATTAATGGTTTGCCACTTCTCATGTATCTCTTGAATAACCTTTTCTCTTTTTAAATCAGAGTTGATCATATCAAGTTGTTCTTGTGTAAGTACTATACTCGGCATGTAATTTTTTATTTATAAATATCCATGGAGCAGAAAAAAAGGGTCTTACGACCCTTCTTCAAAATTTAATTTTGTTTGTTTCTTCTTATCAACAAATCCCTGTACTCTTTTTCTTCCTATCTCGGTGTAGTTTTCTGACAGTTCAATACCAATCCATCGTCTATCTAAGATTTCAGCAGCCACACAAGTTGTTGCAGATCCAGCAAATGGATCAAGAACAATATCATTTCTATATGAAAGAATTTTAATTGCTTTAGTTGGGATATCCATTGAGAAGGTAGCTTTAGTCATAGACTTTGTGTCTGCAAAATAACCCCACTGACCATAAACCAAATCAATAAATTCTCTTTTTTGTTCCTCAGTATAAGCTTTCTTTTCTTTACCTTCTTCAGTCTCAACCATAGTTGGTACCCACTCAGGTTCTCCTTTAACAATTTTGATGTGATGTTTCTTATAAGCAAGTAGAACACACTCTTTCGGATTATAGATATATGGTGCTGATGGTGACATCCATGAACCCCATGCAGTAGTCTTACTTCTATGTGGAGATTGTTCTTCAAGATCTACTATACCATAGAAGTTAAATCCAATACTCTTCATTATATTCCAAATCTCAGAGACCATGAATACTCTACCACCTTTAGATTGTCTGTTAATCTCATAAGGAATGTTAAGGGCTATACGTCCATCATCTTTTAGAATACGATAGGCTTCTCTCAACCAATTGTTAGAGAAAACTTTATATTGATCAAAATCAATATCATCTTCGAAAGTATCGTAATCAATCCCAACACCGTATGGTGGTGAGGTAACAATTAGGTCTACTGACTTTTCTGGCATTTCAGACATAACTTTGATACAATCTCCGTTGATTATTTTGTTGATATATTTTTCCATTATAGTTTTCCTTCTTGTTTCATTTGTTCTCTAATCTTAGTTGCCGATATCTCACTTACTTCTGTTGGTGGTATATGTTCAATAATATCATAACCAACCCCTCTACCAAAGTTTACTGATTCTATATCAGGAATAACTTGGACCTTGATTCTTTCCTCAATTATTAAATCCGATAAATTAAAAAGAATATTTTCATAAACTTGTTGAGCCGTGAATGGATTTTTTTCATCAGGAGATATGTCTCTAATACAAATCAAAACATTTTTACCTTGATTTAATCTTTGATCTATCAACCATCTGTGACCATCATGCCAAGGTTGCCATCTCCCAATAAACATTGAGTATTGTTTTCCTTCACTATTCTTTAGTTTCGGGTCTCCTTCTACGTGAATTTTTTCCATTAGAATATTAATTTTTCTCTGATTTCCTGAAGACTTTCGAATTCAGGTTTATTTGTTGTGTCAATGTCTATAAAATTTTCTAAAGGTGGTTCATAGTTTTGAACATGATAATTTTCTCTACCTCTAATATCTGTGGTATGAATATAAAGTTCAATTATACCCTCTCCTAATTTTTCTTTAAAAGATTCTCTTTGATCTCTATAAGGTGATACTAATGAAACTAAAACATTCTTACCTTTATTATGAAGAAAATGTGCAATGTTCTGAGCTAGTTCTATATTCTTTCTTCGACCAACCTCACTATAATCTTTATTCTCAAAGATTTCTCTAATATCATCACCGTCAACTAATATTGCATCTCCTTGTAGTGCTGATATCATCCAATTTGCCAATGTTGTTTTACCAGATCCAGGTTGTCCTGTTAACCAATATATCATTTTTCTAAATTTTTAATTTTACGATCCAAGTAAAAGGCAGCCTTTTTTAAGTCTTCAAGTTCTTTGGTATCATCTTTCTTACCCGCTCTTGCAACATACTTTACTACGTTGAAAAGATAAGCATCAAAATCCAATCCCCACGCCTCGCAAACTTTTATTACCTCGTATGGATTATCCGCTCCACCATAGTGAGCAGGTCCGTTTACCATTTCTTTACTCATTTTTTCCCCATTTTTTTTCCATGTAATCAATGTAATCTTGTGTCCTATTACCATTGTATAAGAAGTATACAAAATAATAATCCCAAATCCAGTCTAATTTTTTCAATAACTTTTTCATTACTTAGATTTCTTTTCAGGTTTAGAACCTTTCTTGTACGGTTTCTTGTCTACTTGATCGGTCGGCTGATCGGTTACTTCTTCAGTTGTTTTTTCAACAGCTTTCTTACCTCTTGATGACTTCCATTCAGATTTAGCCACGTAAGCCCAATACCCTGTTTTAACTTTTGATTCTGCGTCGATGTCGTCAATTCTTACAATTTGTCCGACTTCGGTGTTCTTTGTTGGTTTGATTGATTTAATACACTTCATAGTTTACCTCCATGTTTTTTTTAGTTAATTTGCCAATTATTATAAGGAATCATTGTTCTCGGATGATACTCGAAAAATGATTCGTGTAAGTAAGTATCGTTATTTTCTTGCTTATTATCAAGATACGCCCCCCAAAAAGATAGTGTTGAATTTGCCAAAATGTGTTTATCACATCTCGCCATCATAAACATTGCAGTGTGAGGATCTTCATCAATAAAAGTAACATCTGATTTTGGAATATCCAAATCATTTAACAATTCTTTTGCTTTGTTTTGGTTATCCGTGAATACTAAAATATGATGACCATATCTAATCATATTTAAAGTTCTTTTATACCATTCCATTGGTGGTATGACAGGTTGGATAAAATCATTATCATTACCTAATCTAAGATGTAATGATATTGTACCATCTTTATAAAGATTAGAATAGTTTAACTGGAGATAATCTAACAATTCTTTATTTGGTTGAAACATATCTAAAAGATATTGCCTGTTGTGATGCCAATATAAACTATTGAAAAAATATCCTTGCACTAAGAATGGTGGTGATGCAACTTTTTCAATGGGGACATATTCTCCTCCTTGTCCTGTATCAAACTCCCAAGTAAGTCTTTGATTAAAATCCCAGTCAAACGCTGGTGGTCTACCGTAAAACCAAGGTAGTTTCGGAAAAATATCTCCTAATGTAATTCCCCTATCTTTTAGTTCATGTCCACCCCAAGGGTCAAAGTGATGGTTTCTTGTGTTACAATCTAATACTTTGGATCTACCTGAGTATTCTGATTGATGTGTTAACCAATAACCGAATATTGGATCAAAATTCATTTTATCTTTTGAATTAGAAAGTAGTGCGGCTATTTGGAACATTAGATTACCTAA